AGCATGGGACTAATGGTAAAAATTCCACCATTAAAAACAGAAGAATCAGAAGAGATGGACTCAGAAACAATGATGGCAATGTATGATTCATCAATTGGTAAAAGAGAAATGGCTAATTCTCCATATGAAGATGCAGAAGATATGAAGTCTTATCATTCAGATGACGAAGAAATGGATAAGTGGGACAACATGACAAAAGCATGTTGGGTTGGATACGAGCAACAAGGCATGAAAGAAAAAGATGGAAGAATGGTTCCAAATTGTGTTCCCGTTAGCAAGTCAGAAGATTTAGAAAAAGCAACAAGTGTTTCTGTTGGAGATCACGTAACATTTGCTGTTCCAAAGCCACCAGATAAAACAGAATCTGCACATGGTGTTGTAGAAAGAGTTGAGCGCTCTGGCACTGTAACTCTTCCTGGAACAAACGAAAGCGTTGAGGCATCTTCAGATAAGCCAGCAGCGGTTATTAGAGTTTATGCAACAGATGAGAGTGGAAAAAGAACAAGAACAGATAGACGTGTTGTAAAACCATTTAGTTCTTTAAGAGTTTTATCAGAGCCAATTGATAATGAAAAAATGTATGATATGGATGATGAAATGGAAAAAGTTTCTTCAGCAAGATTACAAGAGTTGGCAGATAATTATAATAAAGGTAAAGAAGGCGACAAAAGAATTACAGTTGGCGCTTTAAGACAAGTTTATAATCGTGGTATTGGGGCATATAGAACTAATCCATCTTCAGTTCGTGGCAGTGTATCTAGTCCAGAGCAATGGGCTATGGGAAGAGTAAATGCTTTTATGGCAGGACTTCGTGGAAAGTTTCCAAGAAAGCCTTTTGATTTAGATTTATTTCCAAAAGGACATTCAAGATCAACCAAAAAATCTATTTTTGAAGGATTTGGACAAGAAGTTAATGGTCCAGCAACGCTAACGGAGGTATTTAAAATGGAAAAGAGAGAGTTCTCTGAGGATAATCGTGAAAGAATGGCAGGTGCTGGAACAGCAATGCCTGATGGATCGTTTCCAATTGCTAATCGTGCAGACCTAATGAACGCAATTAGAGCAGTTGGTCGTGCAAAAGATTATAACAAGGCTAAGATGCACATTATTGATCGTGCTCGTGCACTTAACGCAACTGATATGTTGCCTGAAGATTGGCGTAACAACGCAACAAAGGGTATGGGGCAATGGAGTGGGTCAATCTTTGATCTAAATCCATTTGTAAAGTAATGCCAAAGAAAAAAGCAAAATCATTTAATTCAACACAGATTAAAGATGGAATGATTGTTCGTATGAATAAAAACGGTACAGTTAAATCTATCCTTGGTCCATATGAAGTTAAGCATTCAAAGAAGAATAAGTAATGGCAGAGACATACACACCTAATGCTGGCATGAAGGCTGCAGCAAGACGTGCTTTGAAGTGGAAAGAAGATGGCAAGGCAACTGGTGCTGGTACTCCTGTAGGTTGGGGTAGAGCAACAGATATTGTTAATGGCTCTGTTATGTCTCTTGATACAGTTAAGAGAATGTATTCATTTTTTTCTCGTCATGAAGTAGATAAAAAAGGCAAAGGTTTTTATGATGGTCCAGAGTTTCCATCTAATGGAAGAATTATGTGGGATGCCTGGGGTGGAGACGCAGGATTTTCGTGGAGTCGTGCCATTGTAGAAAGAGAAAAAGCAAACAAAGCATGGGCTAATAGTCCATTTAGTTTTAGAAAAGGGTAGATAATGGAAGATCTGGGGATTGAAGAAGTTAAGCAATTAGTTAACTTCTATAGACAAAAGGCATCTGATCTGGAGTTTCAGTTATTGCAATCACAACTTAAGTTAAATAAAATAGTTATGATGCAATCTGTACCAGTTCCTGCTACAAAAATAACCAAAACAAAATCTGAATAAAAGATAAAATGGAATATGTTTTAGCCGTTGGCTTGACATTAGCCCTGTCTTGGTCTATAATTGAATTAAGCAGGTATAAGGCTTTAAAAAATTTGAGTAGTGTCAAGTATAGACAAAGTGACAGACATCAAACTATTAAATTCTTTGTTCCTAAAAAATTAAATAATAAAAATTTTATTGAGTCTCAGTCAGCAAGACATGCTGCCACTACGATGATAAAAATTATTGTTATAGACGATAAAGCCTATTGGGTAAAAGACAATGTGTTTTATTTTGCAGATACCAACAATGGTGACATAGTTGGTCCAACTGCAGAGCCAGTGGACATTTCTACTATGTCAAAAAAAGACATAGACAAAATGCTTTTTATATTAGATAACTTACGAAAAGGAAATAAACATGATAGTAGTAGTGCAGGGAACGAATGACTTTGATGATTACAACATCTTTATTCGTGCTATGGGTGTTGCTCTATCTGGCATGAAAGATGATGATCCAGAGTTTACAATTTACTCTGTTGGTCCTGTAAAAATTAATGCTATGGTTTCTGAGTTCTCAAATCTTTCAGAGCGTGGCATGAAGGCAAGAGGAAAGAAAATTAAATACTATAAAGTTCCTGGTCAATGGGTTGAAGAAAACATGATGCATGTAAACTACTTTGCATTCTTGTGTAACCCAAAGCAAACAGCATCAAAGTTGGTTGCTAAGGCTGAATTAGAAAACATCGAAGTTGGAATTTTTAAATACTAGGGGGAAGTATGATCGTAACAAGTTTAGAAAAGATGGAAAAGATTGTAAAAGGTAATAACAATCTTTCTTGGATTGGATGGGATGTTGTAGATCTAAAGAGATCTGATTCCGCACGTACTGCCGTTAATGGTGTGAGAGTAAAGGGTCTTTGGTACATGCAAAGAGTTTATAAGGTCACTCGTAACGGATGGGATATTCCAAACAGATATAGGGGCTAAACATGAAACAACATCTATGGAAAGATGATGCAGAATGTTTAGGTTCTGACACAAATATATTCTTTGATGAATATGAAGAAAAGCCAGAAAGTAGAGCCTTTGTTGACTCACTTTGTAGAACATGTCCAGTAGCAAAGAGATGCTTTGCGGTTGGTGTATCTGGTAAAGAGTGGGGAGTTTGGGGCGGTATCTATCTAGAAGGTGGAGAAATCTCAAGAGAGTTTAATAATCATAGATCAAAGCAAGAATGGTCTTTGACTTGGCAATCATTAACAATGGAGCAATAATATGTGGTCATGGGTATTAGCAGTAATAGGAGTAACAGGTATTTTCTTTGTTGGTCGTAAGACCATATGGGGATGGTTTGTACTATTATTTAATGAAGTACTATGGATAGCATATGCATTGATAACTGATCAATATGGATTTATATTTTCTGCATTAGCATATGCAGCGGTATATATTAAGTCTTATCTTCATTGGAGAAGAGAAGAATAGTGTATACAGATGCAATGCGTAGGGCTTTTCATTCTGTTATACCACCAAAAGGATTTGGTGTAAACATAATTGATAATGAACATTTTTTAACTATTAAGTTAGATGAAAAGCACTTTGCTGGACTTGTTCATGATGACAAGATCCAGGCATTGCAGTATGTACTAACACTTAAGAATGCTCTTGAAATGGAAGGAGCAATTGTTTTAGTCACTAGAGAGGCAGTTAAGCAGTGACTATCTTTATATCAATTGCTAGTTATAGAGATCCAGAATTAGAAAGAACTATTCGCTCTGCTTTGGAGAATGCAGAAAATCCACAAGACTTACATTTTGGTGTAATGCTTCAAGAGTTTGAAAGGTTTGCACCAGATTTATCTTGGGTTCCAAATCTTACTCTAAAGACTATACACCCTAAGATGGCACGAGGTGCAGGGTATGCAAGAGCACAAATTATTCCAATGTATTCTGGACAAGACTACTTTTTACAAATTGATTCCCATACAATATTTGAAAAGAATTGGGATCAGTTGTGCATAGACCAATATAAAAAGGCACAGGAGATATCAAATAACAATAAAATAATTCTTTCATATTTCCCTCCACCATTTTATGTAGAGCCAAACAAACAAATTAGCATTATTAAAAACTCTAAGACACAACTTCCATATGCTACAAAGCAAAAGCCAATGCTTACAAAGCGTGGTGAATGGACTGCTGAAAGAGTAAAGTTGTCTAATAAAAACCTACCAGAAGAATCAACAACTATCTTGGCAGGCTTTGTGTTTGCTACTGGAGAACTTATACAAGAGGTTCCATATGACCCAGAGATTAGTTTCTTTGGTGAAGAACTGTGTTTTGCTATAAGGGCTTGGACTAGAGGTTGGGATATTTATTCCCCATGCGTAACAATCGTATATCATTTTTATACCCGTGAAGGATACAGCAAGGTTTGGAAAGACAGAAACCTCAGAGAAATATCATGGAAAGAGTTAGAAACTCTATCTAAGGAAAAGCAAAAGCGTGTTTTATGCGGAATAGAGGGCGGTATTTGGGGAGCAGGCCCTGCAAGAACTATTGCTGAATATGAAACATTAACAGGCTTGGACTTTAAAAAAATGTACAATGTTAGCAGTGATACAATAGTAGTAAGAGAAAAGGAATAGAATGAGAATAGCAGTTATAGTGCTTAGTTTATTTTCAGTGTCATTTGCTATGGCATATTTTTCTGCACTCAAAAAACTTAGCACCATAAGTAAGGCCTTTTCAAAAATGGTGGTTCTTAATGCTACCATGCAAGAAGCATTTGAGGCAAGTCTTCAATCTCCAGTAAGCAAAGAAGATCAAGACATACATAAAGAAAACTTTATTAAGTTTCTTTCTGATTCCCGTGATTGGGCATTTGAATATATTGAAGATGTACAAAAACAATTAGAGACTTTTGTTAGAGATATTGAACCAGAGATTATGTACTTTGATGAATATGGAATTGTTGGAGATGCTTATCCACACTACCATTCAATGAAGAAAATATCTGCAGCATACAAAGATTTAAAGAAGTTGCTTCCAGAGGAAGTCGATGATAGACGCTAGGGGTATCCCAACTTGTGAGTGCCCAAGTTGTGGTGGCACGTTGTTTAGAGCCTTAGTATCATTTGATCCATACACATACATGGTTGGAATGTATCATCTAGATATACAGTGCCAAGATTGTGGGGCTCTGTGCACAGCACCAACACCTATTGATCATCCAGAGCACCCTAGCAAAGAGCATGGGACTAAAGAATAATGTACCCAAAACTAAAAAGATTTGAAGATAGCATTAGGTATGACTATGCAGTTTGCGAATCAGAAGACTGCCTTGATGAAGCAACAATACTTGCTATGACAGAAACAAGATACGTAGACTTCTGTGAAAAACATCACAGAGAATATATAGTGGGGAACAGATGAAAGATATTATATTATCAATACTAACAGGTTTTGGATGTGGCGTTGTATTTGCTGCATTCAAATTGCCAGTTCCAGCACCACCCGTTTTTGCGGGGGTAGCAGGTATCATAGGCCTATGGGCTGGCTATTACATACTAATGAAAGTTATATCCTAGGAGGAAAATAATGAATGAACAAATCAAGCAAATGCTAGCATCATACGGACGATCAGTTCTTGGTGCAGCAACTGCAATGTACGCATCTGGTGTGACAGATCCAGAGACATTGGCTTACTCACTACTTGGAGCAATTATCCCAGTAGCATTGAGAGCGGTCAATCCTAATGACAAGGCATTTGGACGTATGCCTGCTGAGTCAGATATTGAAGCAGCACTAAAGAATGCTAAGGTTGTTAAGAAGGCTGCTAAGAAGAAGCCTGCTGACAAGAAGTAAGTTTATCTTACATAGAAGGGCGGGTCTTCGGACCCGCTTTTTTATTTCTCTAAAATGTCTAGATACTTTTGCTTAAGATTTTCTGCAGCAAAATTATTCATTCCAATTTGAAATGCCTTCTGCTTATCTTCAATCTTAGATTTTTGCTTCATATAGTCGTCTACAATTCTTGCAAGATTTCTAGGGTCTGCATTATGTACATCAAGAACTGCCCTAGTTTTAAGTATGCCAATCTTGTTAGACTTTGCTAGCCACTCTTGCGGAAGAATCTTATTGTTTGGAGATATATCTGTCATAAATACTGGTAGACCAGACATCAATGACTCGTTCATAGGAAGGCACAGACCAGCATATCTTCTCGGCAATACCATTGCATCAAAGCCATCATACATGCTTTCACGGCTTTCTAAATCGTTATTTTCTATAACTAATCTTGAATCATTGCACTTTATGTCTAAAGGTGTTTGTGTTCTAATCACAACCTGAAAATCTTCTTGTGCATACTTAAGCATTTCTACTACAGACTTAGTTCCGTTTCTATCTTCAGAGGCAGCCTTTCCTCCAATATGAAGTATTCGGTTATGATTTTTAGAAAGGTTGTTTTCTCTTACTTTATTAAATAATGTATGGTCTGTAGGCGGCGGCAGATAAGTAACATTAGTTTTACTACCAAACAACTCAGTCATATGATCAAAATTCCATAAAGTAGGACCAAGGAATACATCTGGCAAAGAAAAATCAGACCTATTTAAATGATCTAAGTACTCATAGTTATATTGCAATACAGTCTTAACTCCAACACGTCTAGCAAGGTCTATAAACTGATTACTATAAAATGTTTCACAGGTTAGTACAACATCTAATCCACGAAGAAAAGATGTTATGTCTCCATGTTTAGGAAATCCTCTAACTGGCTGTAGATCATACCCGTTATACCACTCTGGATGCTGTTTATTCCTATTAAAAGATGTTGAATTAATAAGCATAATCTTTGTCGGATTAAGCATATATACAAGTTCTCTTGTTTGATTACCAAGCCCAGTATTGTCTGATCTTGCAATAATGCCTAGTCTCATTCAGTTAATCCCCATGCTTCATCATCAGATGTAAACTTTCTTGTACCCTCACGACCATCTAAGTGGTAAGAACGCTTTATGTCTCCTTCTGGATGATATATCCAAAGTTTATGTTTAATCCAGCCATCATCCTGAACAACTCCGTGGAACTTATCTTCAATAAAAGTCTTTTCATCTGAAACTCGTAATACTTCTTCACGATAATAATCAACACGAGATAGGTGTGGCCTTTGGCTCCACTGAATTGTTTTTAAAAAGTTGCCCCTTTTCTTAAGCATTAGGTGGCTATGATCTGGAGGAATTGATGCTTCAAAGTGAAACCTAATTGTATTTGCTTTACCAAACTCCAACATATCTAAGCATTCATCCCAGGCAATATGTCTATCACCAGTAATAGGAGCATCTCCTTCAACATAAAGCATCAAGGGTGTTTTAATTAAGTCTATTGTTTTTTTCATCATTGTTGTCTGGTGGCTGTGCTCATCAAAAATAATTGGCAGAACATTTTTCCATTCGTGCAAACACTTCCAAAGAACACGACTTTTAAACTCATCGTAATCTGTTTTTCTATTTAATCTTTCTTCACGCAGACCATCAATTTGAAGGATGATTTCATTTTCTGGAAAATGTATTCTGACTTCTCTAATAGTTTCATCAAGAATTCTTGTATCTGGATGGCTTGGTAAAACAGAAGTTACCATAACAATTGTTACATCGTTCTTATTCATTTACCTGCTCCATAATCTTTATAGAAAAATCTCTTTTATATTTAATCCACCACGATACAATCTTATGCATATTATTGGGATAATTATTAAGTAAATTAGGAACAATCTCTTTTAGGCTATGCCAATTGTTTGTTTTTGTTATGGGGATATCTTCTGCTCCAACGTATGCAAAGAAATCTTTTTCGACACCCTTTGAGTCTACCAGATCTCCTACTGGCAGGCATAACATTTCTATTGATTCAAAGAACCTAAAGGTGTCAACAACCTGCGCTCCTGCAGGACACGGGGCTATCTTAGCCTTTGACATAGTGGCATAGTAGTCTTTAGGTGTATCTCCTTGTGCAAAGCCTGGAGTGGGCTTGTAGAGGCTATTTGGAAGGCCTGGCATGGCTTCTCCAAGTTCTTTTCTACGCTGGTGAGTTATTTGACCACCAAAATAAACATCATATTCTTTGATAGGATAATTAGGCAAATTGTCTTTAATATGCTGAGGAGCACCGATAAAAACCTTATTGTATTTTTCATGTTTTTGGTGAGGGTATTGAACCCATATCTCAATATTAGGATGAGATATCTTATCTACATTAAAGTGAGCACCTTCATCACCAGTAATAAATAAAACTACCCTGCCTAAATTTTTTAACTCTTCAGATATTCTATCTTCTTTGCCAGCATTTCCCTGACCAGGAATAACAACAAAAGCACGTTCATCATTTGGTATTTGCTTTACAGTTACCTGCTCAATATGATTTCTATCAAAAGTTTGTTTTAATAAACCATAATCCCATTTACCATCAGCAGAATCAAGTGGATTAATAGAATATAGATATGCGTTTATCAATTTAATAATCTCCAAAGTTTTTCCTCTACAATAAGTTTTTCAATGAGGTTGTTATCTATTTGAGATTTATATTTTTCAACAGCATTTATTTTATTTTTAGTAAA